GTTTCATTCAAGATTGGATCTTTTGTGAATAAATTATCGCAATTGTTGGGTTTTAAAACCGATTTGTATAGTCAACTTCAGACATTAGTTAATTTGGAGAATCGTCCCGCACGATTAATCACAGATGCTCGTATGATTAGCATCAGTTCAGATTTTTTCAAGATGACTGATATTATTGCAACGTATAATGAACTCGTCAATTATATTCAACTTTACGCACCTCAAATGAGAGCGTCGGCAGATTTCGCAAACGGTGTGAACAATACGTACCTCTTGCCCTTGATCGCACTTTTGAAACAAACGGCGACACTATATTCCGGAGCATTTAATCAATTTCCAAATCGTGTACGTGGTGATCAGGATAGATCGGCATTTCGAAAGTTCAGAGAATTAGCAACTTTATCGTATGCAACATGCGACTATATGCAATCAAATCTGAGCAACGCAATCTATAGCAATCTTACCAAAGATGAGATTAAACGATATGCTGATGCAAAACGATTCGAATCTACAATCTTTGCAAGAAATCCTTTCGAGGTTAATCCTGCAGTTGATCCTCTTCTTCAGGCACAGCAAGAAGCAGAGGCACTTGCACAGCAACAGCAACAGCAACAGCAACAGCAACAGCAACAGCAACAGCAACAGCAACAACAACAGCAACAGCAACCGGGGGGCGCACCTGCACCAGTACAACCAGCACCTATGCCCCCACGCCCTCCCCAAGCACCAGCAAAATTAGATGCAGTTATGCAGATATTGCAGAGATATTATCAAGATAGAAGAGCACAAGGAGTAGCAGAACCTTTTAATTCTCGTAGGTTAGGAAGTGCAAATGCTCTTCACGAAGATATACAACAATTCGCAACTCCTATCCCAAGAGATCAACCAAGTAAGAACTTCATTAAACAGGCACTTCCTTTTGCTCGTGCTGAAGTTGCTTGGGAAAATCTTCGACAACTTAGAGAGCAACAGGCACAGCAACAGCAACAGCAACAGCAACCAGGGGGCGCACCAGCACAACCCGGTTCACAACCCGGTTCACCTCAAGTACAACCCGGTTCGCCTCAACAGCAACCAGCACCTGCACCCCTCAACCCACCAGCAATAGTTCCAGCAGGGGCAAGACAATTGTCGGCAGAGCAACAGGCATTCTCAGACGCAGGAGGCACACGGGGAGCATTAGCACAAGCACCCCTTCTCCCAGTTCCTTCACTAAATCAACAGCAACAGCAGACCGTTTGGGATACGTATACAGCATTAGAAGAGTTAGACGGAGCAGTTATACCGCCCACAGATGCGAATGCATTACGCCTCTTTAATGCCTTACCGCAAGATTTTCAAGATCAAATGCGTAGACCACAACCTGACGGATCATTTGATTTATCTGCCGAAGACGCTTCACGAGATGACCTTGTTCCTTGGATTCAACGCATTCAACAGATTAGGGTTGCGTGGGGTCAACAAAATAACGCACAAGCAAACACGTTGTATGGTCTTGGTAATCAGGAGTTCTTGCGTGGTAGTGGTATTTTGGATACTTTGAGTGGTTGGGCAAATCAAGCAGGAGACGCAGTAAGCGGTTGGTTCAATACTGTTGCGGATAATATGCCGACTATGAGTGATGTCCGCCGTGCTACTTCTCGTATTGTTCCAGATCGTTTTCAGGAATATCTACCCTCCGGTCTTCAGCGTACTTTTACCGATAAAGCAAAGGACTTCTTTGGTTTTGGGCGTGGTGGACTCGAAGAACGAAAACGCCTTGCAGAACTCGCAAGAGGCGACCCACGTGTTGTTGACATGTCGCAGGGTAGGAGGGAGCGTGAAAATGCTATGCCTTATATTATGGAATTCGATCCTAAGGCAGAATTCTTGAAACGACGGGGTGAAGTTCTTTCAGGAGGTGTGTATGATGGATTGAATAATAATATTAATGACGTATTACCGTATGAAATGTATGGTGGAAATGTTGATTATGATGACGCTGAAGAAATGACTCCCTTCAAACGCAGGATTGGAATGCCTAACCCCTTTTCACGTGTACACCCACCTATTCACGTTCGCCCCGCTCTTGCATCTAATGCCCTTGATGTTGATGAAAGTTTGATACCATTTAGCGATATATTTGGTTCATTACGTCAAGGACACGCTCGGGAGATGGAGAAACCGAAAGATATGGACGAAGATCCTGACCCTATCAGAATCACGAATGAGAATTACAAAATATTTACTGGAAAACAGAAAGCACCAAAATATAAAATCTCTGCATAAGATATAAAACAAATAGAATGAAGACAATCTGTTTTTTAGCACTACTTTTTTCTGCGTCCTGTGTATACGCCTTGCCGATAGATGATGTTCCATTATCCGCATCTACCGATTTGGATTTCGCAAACGCAGAAGATGCCGAGGACTACTCGCTCGGATTTGATGACCTCTCTGCAAACGAAGACGAAGATCTGCGTGGAGGCAGACGCATACGACAAGCAGTCAAAGCAGTCAAACAAATCCTCCGTTCACCATCTCGACCAGCGTCCTCCAAACCGGTCGCAAAACCAGCACCGCCACCAGTCGTCAAAAGTCGAACAGTATCTCCGCCACCTGCCGTTGCCCCTACAGTACTACCCGTATCGGTTGCTACTCACAAGATAATTCGAGTTCCGCAGACGCAGAGTGAAAAAGCAAACAAAGTTGCAACCTATATCAGCATTCTCAATACAGATATTGATAAAAATCACAAAGTGTTTATGGATCAATACAACGCTGAACTCGCCAAGTTGCGAGAGATTTCCAAGAAAAAACTCTATACTGAAGAGGAGTATCTGAAAGCACAGCGTGAACTCAACGCCAAATATAAGATTTGGAAGGATACATTACACGCTTTCAGTATCAGCAATTCGACTCTATCCTCTTTACGACACCACAATTCCTCATTTACAGAAGAAAAAAATCTGCTTACACATCTCTACGAATATGTAAAGATGTTTTCCACTAAGCAGGGGTATTATAAGCATAATTGCGTGTGTAATGCAACTCTCGTAGGTGACCTACGAAGCGTTCAATCTGCGATTACTCTTTCTTAGTCCTCTTCCTCGTCTTCGTCTTCTTCAAAGTGGTTGATTTCTCCCTCGTCGTCATCACGCTTCCAACCGTCCGCTTTCATTTCCTCATGAGTATCGTTTCCGCATTCCTCGCACATAGTCATATCCTCATCACCTCTGTTAAAGATGAAGATATGTTCATACTCGTCAAGAGGTCTTTCACAGTTTTCGCATCTTCCGAATTCAGGTTCGGGGTTTTTTTTCTTGTATTCTGCAAATTCCTCCTGAAGTTGCTTCCTCTCGGCGAGTAGTGCTGAGACCCATTTGATATTGTAGTTCAACGCCCCTACAATATCAACTCCAGGTTGGAAATGGACTTGAAACCTGTTTGATTCCAAAAGAGCGATTGCACTCTTGATTTCTTCACTCCACACAGCATATCTTGGATCGTCGGCATACAAGGGAAGGTCGGTATTTACGCAGTCGGTGATTCGAGACATTTGATGTTCTTGTTTGATCGCTGTATATGATAATGAATCGTAAATCCAAATCAATTTTTTTTCATTTCGACTGTGAAATCGATTATCATGATATTTCTTGATAAGTTGATAAAAAAATAAAATATCTTATTATTCTAAAAATGGAGGGATCAGTTGCATATTATGAAGTTCAACATTTATACAAAAAGATCGAAACTTTAGAAAAGGAGAATGCTGAATTAAAAAAGAAATTGGAAGCAAGTACTGCTGAACGTTTAGGATTTCGACATGTATCATTTGGTTCACCTTGCATGAATGATCCTGAACCTGCTCCCGAAAGCGTGAAACGTAGTGGTGTTTGGAATCCTTATCCGAATGCAAACTGGCGTGAAGATGGTATTTATTAATTTTTCTCAAAGAAGGATTATTTCTTCGAGAAAAATGCATTTTTCAACGGCAACCAAAGGTAATTCTGGGGGGGAGTGGTGATATAGAAACGTTAGGGTTGGGGCATAATGCCGGTAGAACCCTTTTTGCTAAATCAACAACCGGTTTAATAGGAGGACGAGGAAGTTTAATAGGCATCTTTCTATAATAAGCAAAGATAATATTTCTGCTTATTATTGCTAAATTACCGCCTGTACGTTTTGATCGTACGACCTCGGGATTATGAGTCCCGCGCGCTTCCTCTGCGCCAAGGCGGTTTCAGTAGTGTTTTTATACACACAAAATTATTTAGGGGTCTACTTATTTTACATACCCAAGTGTTTCGCCATCTTTCCGCCGGACTGACCACCGCCGGACTGACCACCGCCGGACTGACCACCGCCGGACTGACCCATACCAACTGCCTCCATCAAAGGTCTCGCCAACATCTTAACCTTGTCCTCGATCGCACCACCAACGATACGGGCAAGTCCAGAGTTAGACATGTGAGGACGAGATGAGACGGAAAGAACGTCAGCACGAGAAAGAATTGCCGTGTATGTCTGTGACGTACCTCTTTCAACGCAAAATACACCGCTGTTCATAGTAATCAGCACAAGTTCATACTCGTTAGAGGCAATAGCAAGACCGGTCTGATTTTCCAATTCCACTTTGAACAACAATTGGAACGCTCCGATGCTCCCGGGTGCAAACACGTCGTCGAGTTCAATATGCTTACCAAAATCGAGTGCAAGAACAGAACCGCAAAGAGGAAGCACAGCAGGAAGTGCAGTAGCAGTAGCGGGTGGTGCTTGACTTCCCTGATATGCAGAACCACTAAATTCTGCCCACGTCTGATTTGAACCGCTCTCAACAGACATACGCCACAAATCCCAAGGGTCAGCACCAGACAACAATCCCGCTTTATTATTAAATGAAATATTTATTTTCTTGATAGCAAGAAAGGAGTCAGAATCAGCGGGAGTTTGATCGGCAAGTTTCTTCCGAGCAACGATAATCAACTTATCGGGGACAGAGTTCAACTGAATACTCTGAAAGGTCTGCTCTTTGGTCTCACCAACAGCGAATGCCTGAGAAACGCTGGTTAAATACCTCGGATACTCAGCGAAGGGGTACACCGAACGTGCACTAACCAAGTTAGAAGGTTGGCGAGTAAGGAAGAGCATAAGCAGACGAGAAGAAGTAATAGCAGAAACGACAGGTTGGGTAGTGGTGAACCAATAACCCGGTTCAGAAGCAGTAGCAGTACCCGCCTGACCGTGAGCAAGACGAATCGCACGGTTAGCAGAACCCAGGTTAAAGACGAAATTCAAGGTCTGACAACCAAACATACCACTATTGTTACGCTCTGGATCTGCCCAGAGAAAAGGAGACATCATAATAGGTTCACGAGTGAGGAAACGAATAGTGATATTTCGGACGTTATTATCACCGGCATTTAACTTGGGAGTATTACCGGTAATAGCAGTAACACGGAATCCACCTCTTGCCTGAAAGTCCTGATCTAAAGCGTTGTCGTTCCAAGCGCCGTTGGGGTTGTTGTTAGCACCAAGAGCGTCGGTGTAAGACCAGTAAGAGTCATACTGGGTGGGAGTGGCGTTGTTGTAGCGGGCAACTTCACGGCGGTCGCCAAAGCGGAGCAACTGGAACATAATATCACGCTGGTTCTGGGATACTGTGTTGTTGTTGATGGTCGCCTGAATGGTGGAACAGCAGGAGTGGAAGGGGAAAGGACCAAGAGCAGAAGCATATCCTAAATTAACGATAGTTTGACCGACAGGCATACTGGCGGTAGGAGTCGCCTTAAAGGTGATAGACATATCTGTCTCAACCATCACACGACGAGAGAATACTGTGCTTTCGCTTGGTAATTGAATATTAAAAGTAATAGAGGAGGTGGATTTGGAAATCGCCTCATACTGGGAGGGGGTAATGTTCTGCGCTCCCTTAAAGACAGCATATCGCACCTTGTCGGTCGTCAACAGCAGGTCGTCTTGGACGCAAATCTTCTCAAAATCAGCACTCGCCATTTTATCTTTGTTTATAATTATAGCAAAGATAAAAAAAATGATAGGATTGCTTATTATCCCTAAAATTAATATACTCCACCATCTTTCTTACGGAACATAATTTTCAGGGAGCAGGAGCAACCATTCTGTAAGAAGAAATCGTGGGTGATTCCGTAGACATCTTTCCACGCCACGCTAATTTGGACTCCGTAAAGTGGGGAATTGGATTGGAGGTCAATCAGGCGATATTCGGCGGTAGGCAGGTAGAGGACATTCGGGAAATATTCAGTTCCAGTTGTTAAATTAACTACTAAATCTGTGATTTCGTTGCTTAAATTATCATTTTGTCCTATACTTCCATTATTATTGCTTAATACTCTTGGAATGCTTACCAATTGAGGCAAGACCGGGAGTAGAGTGGTGGTGAATACCAGCGACTGAATAGGAGACATAGTCGCACCCGTGCTATAGGGTTGTTCCATATAAATAGCAGTATAGGGAGGACCAAGTCCTACAAACGGCACAATAGGCAGGGCAGGAGGAACAGGGGCGGTAGGATTTGCGACAATATAATTCCCACTCTTTTTGTTAAATATCTTCAGCATATAGTTTGCCTCGCCATCATTCACGCTTAAAGGGTTGGGGTCGTAGGTGTAGTTATGGAATGCCTGAAAGGAAGAGAACAGCAGGAAGAGAGGATTGTTAAAGTAAACAAAACCAGTCGCATCTCCTACATTCAAACAATCTTGGGTGAAGTTGGACGCTTGTGCTACTAAAGTTGCGACTGCCCTTTCAGCGTCCCACAGCAGAAAGGGTTCATTACCCGCCAACCAATCAGCAGGAAGAGTAATACCACCTGCGACTGCCTGTGTGCTAATATCAGCGTAAGCGTCCTTAAGTGCCTCGTTAATCATACAGATAAACGCCTGAATGTTATTACACCAATAGTAAGGGTCAGTCGCCTCTACGAGTGAAGGTGGCGCAGTAGCAGGGGGAGGCAGAATATTTGACTGCGGAACATATATCACACGCTTCTTTGAAATCAATCTATCGCCAGGAGCAAGAGGAGGGTTATACTCCACGCTCACATAATATACAGTATTGTTCCAAGGACTCGCTCCTACAGTATTCTTCAGTTCAATCTGTGGAATGAATAGGGGCATACTTCCTGCTGTGTCTAAACTAAACCTAATGATACTCAAAAAGTAGTCGCTTGGATTGTCTAAAATGGGACTGCTCCTAACCTCTGTGAAGGTCAGGCGATTTGCTTGAGATGTTTGTGATGTAGTGAGAGATGGTTGGATTGAGTTCACAACATCTAAATCATAATATATCTGCGTTGGTTGCGTCATATTAGTTCTATATCATACCCCTATATAAAATTATGGAGAATATC